GCCCGGCGAATATCTTCCGGTCCTCTACGCCCCCCGTAGCGCGCTCGATCAGCCAGCCGGCGAGGCCGCGCGGGTGGCATGCGCCGGGCTGGCATGCGAGCTCGATCGCCTCACGGATGGTCCGCGTAGTCCGGTTCGGCGTGCCCTTGCGCCGGCCGATGGGCAGGCGCGCCCCCGTCAGCGGGCTGGGCGGCTGGAATCTTTCTGCTTCTTTCGCTTGTTCCACGGATGGGATAATCGCATCATCCGCCCCCGTCCGCAACACTCGCCCAGGCGCGCGCGAAAATGCGCCGCTCCCGCTATGCGGGAATGCGTGCGCCCGCTATGCCGAAAACGCGCCCGCTCGCGCCCGGTCTCGAGGGCCAAAACGCGCCCGCGATCGCCCGCGCGCCCGCCCCAAAATGCCCCTATCGAAAAACGGCGGAATTTGCGCGCGCTCGCCCCCATACCCCCTAGGAGCAGGAGCAGGCGCACGCGCAAGGCAGCGCCCCCCGTTATACGGGGGGGGCGCCGCTCATTGCGACCGCATGCGAGCGCCTAGGCGAGAGCATAGCGGGCGCAAGCGGGCGCAAGGCCCCGGAATTGTGCGCCTTATCTCACCATCCGCCTGGTGGATGTGTTGAGAAATTCGCATTGCAATGTGGCGGGCGCATGGCACTATGTCCCTGCGCGCGACCTGGCGCGCACAAAACCACGCAAACGACGCAAACGGAGAGAACCATGCAAGCCATCCGCACTCGATATCACGGCCCCACGAACTACCGCGGCGCACGCATCAGCGCCCAGTGTGAGGCGCGGTCCATTTTTGTGAACTATGACCACGGCCTCGATCTCGAAGATAACCACGCCGCGGCCGCCTCTGAGCTGGTCCGCCGCATGGGCTGGGCCGGGCACTACCACGGCGGCGCATTCGCCGGCGATCATTACTGGGTCCGCCCGCTCGATTCCGGCGTGGCCGCCAGCTTCAACGGCCCCCTGCAGGGGGGGCGCTAACATGCCCCGCTATCACCTTACGCCGGTGTCCGCCAACGCCAAGACCGGCCCTATTCCCGTCAGCACGTCCAGCGCCGACACCTGCCCTACGGTCTGCCCGTTCCGCGGATCGGGCTGTTATGCAGACTCCGGCCCGCTGGGGTTGCATTGGCTCGCCGTGACGCGCGCCAAGCGCGGCACCAATTGGCGCGCCTTTCTGGATGCCGTGCGCGGCATCGCGCCGGGCGCCTTGTGGCGCCACAATCAGGCGGGCGACCTGCCCGGCATGGGTAATCGCATCGCGCGCCGGGCGCTCGAGCAGCTGGTAGCTGCCGCGCGCCACACTCGCGCGTTCACCTATACGCATAAGCCGGTCACGGGCTCGAGCGCCTTGGCGCGCGCCAATCGCGAAGCCGTGCGCGCGGCCAATGCGGCCGGGTTCACGGTCAACCTGTCGGCTAACAATCTGGCGCATGCCGATCAGCTCGCCGATACGGGCGCCGGTCCGGTCGTCACTGTGCTTGCGCCCGATGCGCCGGCGGTATCGTTCACGCCGGCCGGGCGCCGCGTGGTCGTCTGCCCTGCGCAGACTCGCGACACGGTCACATGCGCCAGCTGCGGATTGTGCGCGCGTCGCGACCGGCGCGGCATCATTGTCGGATTCTTGGCGCACGGCGCGCGTAAGCGCCTGGCGGCCGCAGTAGCTGCCGCGGCCTGAGCCGCCAGCCTGTAGCGCCTGGGAGACCGGGCGCTATGGGATGCCGGTTCGGCATCGCATCGCATGAGGAACAGACAATGCAGACACACTCCGCCGACGCCTACCTAGAGGGCGAATTGGCCGACGCGCTCGCTTGGGCATTGGAACAGATAGACGACGACCTGTCGCCGGATCACCAGGAAGCACTCGAGCACGCGCGCGCGGTACTGGCGCGGGCGCAAAAGGCCGCGCCGTGACCGGCCCGGCATTCACGGCCGGCCCGTGGCGCTACGCGCGCGGGTTCGGGCACTGGGAGATCTGCCGCGCCGGCGAGCCGGCCGAGTACATTGGTACGGCGAGCGGCCGCGCCGATGCGCGCCTGATCGCGACGGCGCCGGCGCTTCTCGAGCTCGCGCGGCACATCGTCGCAATGGCGGATGACGCCTATTTGGACGGGCATCCCGAATGGGCTGAGCTCGTGAAAAAGGCGCGCGCCCTGGTCGCCCAGGCCGTGCCCGCCTAACCCGCCCGCCCGGCTGGCCGGCCATGCGCCGGCCGGCTGGGCCGCGGCGCCGCCCGGCCGCGCCGCCCCTGCCCGCCCGCCCCTCGCCCCACGCGCGCCGCAGCCGCTCGGCTGCGTGGCTGCAGTGCCTGCAGCTCTAATCCGTTTTTTCGCCCTAGGCCTAATTCGTTTTTTCGCCCTAGCGCCAAAGGCGTTTTTCGCCCTGACCGCACCGTGGATGCGTTGTGATAATCTCATTGCGTAGAGCGTGACGCATCGCACAGTATTGCGTCACCCGGCATGTTGCCGGCATGGGAGGAGGACCCCCGATGACTGGACTGGTGATTGCTTCGTACCGCCCCGAGCCCCCGCGCTCGCGGCAGGCCGCGCCGATCGTGCGCTACGGCCTCGATCTGAACGTGCTCGGCAACCGGGTGGGCTGTGACGTGGTCACGGCCGCGTTCGTGCTGCTCGCGCTGCTCGAGGCCGGGCACTACCAGGCGCGCCTGAGTGCGCTCACCGAGGCTGAGATCGACGCGGGGCTCGCCCGTGCGCTCGAGCGCATGGAAGCTTTGGCGGTGCCGTTGTGACTTTCGCAGCAAGTGGCGAGTACAGCATGAGCGCCGCGCGCGTGGCCGCCCTTCGGGAAGCGGTCGAGCGTGCGGACATCTTGGCCGCCGTGCAGGCGCGCCTGATCGACAACCAGCAGAAGGTCATCGAGCTCTACGAGCGCCGCATTGCGGTGCTCGAGGGCGAGGTGGCCGAGTTCAAGACCTACAAGGGGATGGAACCGTGAGCACAGAAGCATTCGAGTGGTTCGTGTTGTTGGCCGCGTGGTTCGCGCTCTTCGGCGTGGGTGCCGCAGCTCTCGGCGCGTATGAGTGGTGGCTGCGTCATCGCAGCCGTGAGGTGCTGCCGAAGCCCGGCGGCCGCGCGCGCATCTACCGCGCCGACCCGCCGTCGGTGTCGCGCTGGGGGAGCACCCGATGAGCGCCCCTGCCCTGATGTTGGAGATCCGCGCGCGCGCCGAGTTCTCGACCATCGAGACGAAGCTCGACGAGTTCACCGACGCGACCGAGTGCGTGCGTGCGTTCGTGAACGTGCTGCGCGGGCTCGAGTTCGCCGACGAGAGCATCAAGAGCGCGCTCGAGGAGGTGCGGCGTGGGCTGGGCTAACCTGGGCTCGCTCGTCGAGCTGCTGCTCGTGATCGTGCTGTCCGTGTATGCGCTGGTGGGCATTGCGAGCCTTGTCGCGCTCGTGGCGTGGACGTGGAGGGACCGGCCGTGACCATCGAACTCGACGACTGGGACAAGGACTGGCTCGCCCGATCGCACAGCGAAGCCGAGTACCGGGCGAAGTGCAAGGAGCTGATGGAGCGGTGCGCGATTTACGCCGCCGAGCTCGAGCAGCTGCGCGGGCAGCGTGCCGGGTGCGGCTACCCCGACTGCCTCATCGACAACCGCTGCGCCCGGATGTGGGCGGGCGAGTGTGCGGGACCGAAACAACAGGAGAGGCAGCGATGAGCAAGATTAACGACGGCGGCCCGGCGTTTCCGAGCACGATTCAATATTTTCCCGACGACAAAAACGCGAACGAAGAGCAAGGCATGACTCTACGCGATTGGTTCGCTACTCACGCGACCGACGCTGACATCGCAGCGATTCAGTACCCGCCGCACGGGGCGCAGAACATCACGCGGTACGAGGCGCGGTACATCCACGCCGACGCCATGCTTCGGGCGCGGGAGGTGAAGCCGTGAGCAAGATGCCCAAGGCGTTGTTGATTGCCGGACGATTGCTTGAGGCCGAGCGGTATACGCAGGGCGCGAGGGTGGCAACGCAAGTTGCTGCCGCCGCCGAACTGCGCCGCCTTCATGCGGAGGTCGAGGCGTTGAAACTGGAGAACAACAATCTGCGATGGCTGTCGATGCGGATGACACCGGGCAAAGCAGAGGAGGTGAAGCCGTGAGCCACATCACCCTGCCCCGCGCTGTGGTTGAGCAGGTGCGGGAGGCGTTGAAAGAACTCGACTACGCCAGCGAACCGGAGGTGAATCAGATAGCCCGCACCGCCCTCGCCGCCCTTGACGCCGCGCTCGCGGAGCCGGACGCCATCGCCCGAGCGGTTGAGGCCGAGCGGGAGGCGTGTGCGGAGATCTGCGACGCGGAGGCGACCATTGAGGGCATCGCGCAGCGGTGCGCCGCCAACATCCGTGCGAGGGGGGCGCAAATGAGTGACGCGATTAATCCTAATCCCTACACGCAGGGCGATAAGGATTGCATCGACGCGATTAATCCTAATCACTACAAGCAGGGCGACAAGGAAGGCATCGACGCACTTCGCGCCGCTTTGTGGAACGGCATCCGTGCGAGGGGGAGCAAATGAGCGAGCGCATGAGGCTGCTCCGGCTGCTGCGAGAGCGGCACGATCTGCTGCGCGACGTGCGCGACGCCCTGCGCCGCATGGACCCCGCCTGGTGCGTGCTGCACGGGAAGGAGCAGCTGGCCGAATTCGAGCTCGACGACCTTCTCGAGCGCGTCGAGGATGCCGTGGAGGATGGCGATGGAACGCCCGCCTGACTTCGGCCCGCTCTTTCGCCTGCTGCGCGACGCCGCAATCGTGTGCGCCGCGCTGCTCGGCGTCGGCTGGGGCATCCTTGCCCTGATCGCTTAACGCTCCCAGGCCGGCGCCGCTTCCTCAAGCCCCGCCGCCGTCATCGCGATGGCCTCGAATCGCTTGCGGTTCTTCTCGTAGGACGTCACCTCGATCAGCCCCTCGCGCTGCATGTCGAAGAGCATCGACCAGAAGTCGCGCCGGTCGATGGCCGGGAAGTTCTTCGACCCCGAGAGCACGATCCACGCGCTGTTGTTCGCGGTCTTGCTGAGCGACACCCGCTGCCCGGCTTGCACGGTCGCTGCGAGCAGTTTGAGAATCGCACCGCGATTAGAACTGCGCAACACGTTACGCGCAGCTGCGGAGGCGGTGACCTCGCCGAATCGCTTGAAGACGCGCGCGCCGGTGTCGAACTCGAGCCGGATCGGCGGCTGCAGGGCGCCGAAGTTGCACTTCTCGTGGCGCAGCACGACGGCGTCTTCCTCGCGGGTCATCGCCCAGCGCGAGCGCGCCGAGTTGTTCCAGGCGGTCGAGCCCGAGAAGGTCGAGTTGGTATCCGCGCCTGCGCCCATGCGCACTGAGGCCTTGTCAACGTGGGCGAGGAGCAGCACCCCTGCCCCGCTCGCCTGGGCGATCGCGTTGAGCGCGCGCATGAACCCGCGCACCTCGGCGCGGTCGTTCTCATTCGATGAGAACACGTCCGAGGCGTTGTCGATGATGACGGCCTGAGCTTGGTGCCGGGCGACGGTGTCGGCCAGCCACTGCATGCGGGCGGTCACCCCGCCCTCGCGCCAGAGGACGCAATCCTGTTGCGTCAGGTCGTAGGCGAACACCCGCCCCTCGAGGTCGGCGAGCCCGACCCCGAGGTCGGCCGCGACGTTCGAGAGGCGAAAGTGGACGGTGCGCGCCTCGTCCTCGGCCGACAGGACCAGGACCCGGCAGGGGGCGACCGGGTCGATGGACATGAACGGCCGGCCGAGGCCGAGGCAGGCAGCGAGCTGCAGGGAGAGGTTCGACTTGCCCACACCGCCGTTGGCGGCGAGGAGCGTGGTCGTGCGCCGGGGCATCCACCCCTGCACGAGCCATTCTGGCGGCTCTGGGGCGGTCCCCGCGAGGGCTGACCAGTCGAGTGGGGCGAGGTCGGAGGGCCGCTCAGGGGCCGCCTGAGCGCCGCCCAGCGTGATGGTGACCGGGGCGGGCGCTGCCGGGCGGTAGCGGTCGGCGCCGGAGACCATCCGCGGGATCTCGTGGTAGCGGGACTGCCACCGGTCCGAGCGGTCTGGGGCGGCGTCCATGAGGCCGCGCAGCAGGTTCACGATCGCCCCCCCGCCCGCGCCGGAGGCTGCGAGCTTGGCCGAGAGCGAGAGCAGCGGCCCGTGGTAGGCCTCGCCCGTGACCACCTGCTGCACGAGCGCCGCCCAGTCTGGCTCCGCTGGGCCGGCGGGGGCCGCCGGGGCGAGCTGGCGCGGCTCGAGCGCCGAGAGGTCGATGCCGAACACCGAGGCGGCATCCTCAAGGGTGAGGCGCTGGTCGGGGTTCCAGACTGAGAGGCGCACCTCATGCGCCGCGCCGCCCTTGGTGTTGCGGCCTATCGGCAGGCGACAGTATCGCACCGCGTTATTACCCGAGGCGTCGGCCTTGATGAGCCGGGCATCGGCCATCGCCGACATCAGCCGGTCGATGACCTCGAGGTCCTGCGTGGCCGGGTCGGCGGGGTCGAGGAACACGCCGATCTGGTGGTTGCCGGGCGAGGTCTCGATGACGTAGGACGGCCGGCCGTTGATCTCCGTCGGGTCGGCATCGTCCGCGACGAGCACGGCGAGCGAGCAGAACGTGCTCTTGCTGCGGCGCGGCGCGTTGAGCCGCGAGACGCTGAAGTAGGTGTTCTGCTCGCTGCGGCGGTCGAGCATCTCGACCTGGCGGTCGGTCGCGCGCCAGAACGAGCCCGACCAGATATCGGGCGGTGCGTTGTGCGGATCTGCGGTGAACGCGCACGTCCATCCGAATGTGTTGTCTCCGAGCGGCCCGTAGGCCGCGGAGAGGAACTCCGAGTTCTTGACCATGCCGGCCCCCTGCCGATGGGTCAGATGTCAGCGAGGTCGCTGAGACGGATGGCGAGGCGCTCGGCGCGCGAGTGCTTGAGGATGGCCGGCCAATGGCGGCGCGGGATGTGCCCGTTCGTGCCGCGCTTGTCTCTCGACATCATCCACCGCGACACCGCGCTCGGTGACATCGACAAGATGCGTGCGGTAGCGCGCACTCCGCCCAATTTCTCGACAATTTCGCGGGCAGGACTCAGTTGCGACATAACGCCGTTCTCGTTGTTGGTGTTGCGGGGAAGGGCCGAAGGTGCAAGAATGATGAGGAATTGTCAACAGCCCAACGAATCAGCAACGAGGTGAACGATGCAAGCCAAATCCAAAATCGACACGCGGTGGTTCCGAGAACGGTTAGCCGAGCGCGAGATGTCGCTGCGTCGGCTGGCGAAACACATGGAACTCGACCCCTCCGCCGTATCGCTGATGCTGCGCGGCAAGCGCGCGATGTCCGCAGAAGAGGCCAACCGCATCAGCGGCCTGCTCACGATCCCTGTAACCGAGGTGCTCGCTCGCGCCGGCATCCCCATCGAGGAGGATGCGCGCTCGCTGCCCGTGCGTGCGCACGTCGATGCGAAGGGCGCGGTGCGCGAAGTCACGGCAAAGAATGCGCGCCGCGTGACGGCGCCGCGCGATGTCCCCGCCGGCGCGCTCGTCGTCCAGGTGCGTGCGCCTGAGCTGCAGCAGGACGGCTGGCTAATCTTCACCGGGCAGTTCGACGCGCGCGTCCAGGCGATGGTCGATCGCTTGGCAGTCGTCGAGGTGTCGGGCGGAGCGCGGCACGTCGGGTATGTCAAGCGCGGCTACGATGCCGACCGCGTGACGGTCCTGCCCTTCCCCGCTGGCTCCGCCATCGAGAACGTCGCCGCCACGGCCGCAGCCCCGGTGCTGTGGATTCGCCCGGTATAACCGGGCCTTTTGCTCTAGGTGTTGCGCTTTTCGCATCACGATGCTACCGTCTTACCCCGCCCCCACCACGAGGCTACAAAGATGACCGCAGAAGAACTCGCGCAGCACTGGCTGCAAGCGAAGCGAGACGAGTCTGCCGCGAACGCGCGGCGTGTCGAGATCGAGCAGCAGATCCTCACGCTCTTCCCCGCCAAAGAGGAAGGCAGCTCGAGCGCCGTACTTGAGAACGGCATGAAGCTCAAGACGGTTGGTAAGTTGGCGTACAAAGTAGACGCAGATTTGTTGCTAAAAATAACGGCACTTTGGCCGACTAAAGTTTATCGCACAAAGATTGAGGCGGACGAATCGATGCTGCGAGCCATTCGCTCGGAGCGACCGGATCTCTGGCGCGAGCTCGCCCCGGCGATCACCGTCAAGCCAGCTAAAACTTACATCGTCATCGAGGAGGCCTGACATGGCTTTTGATCTCAAGTCCATCAAGAAGAACACCGCCATTGCCGCGCCGCGCGTGACGGTGTACGGCGTCGAGGGTATCGGCAAGAGCACTTTCGCCGCTGCCGCTCCGAACCCCATTTTCATCCTGACCGAAGACGGCCTTGGGTCGTTGCAGGTCGAGCACTTCCCGATCTCGAAGAAGCCGGGCGACGTGCTCGACGCGATCCAGGCGCTTTATGACGGCGATCACGATTTTCGCACCGTGGTCATCGACTCCCTCGACTGGCTCGAAACCCTCATCTGGCGCGAGATCGAGAGCACGCACGACGCCAAGGACCTCGCCTACGGCAAGGGGGCGCTCATCGCCGCCGAGAAGTGGCGGCAGGTGCTCGACGGTCTCAACGCGCTCAGGA